CTGTTGGAAATTGGTGATAACAACAAACGGTAATTTGTTATCTAAACGCAAAACACAACTGCAATCTATTAGAGAAAATATACACAGTATAACCATCAGCCTAGATGCTTCTACATACGATACATATAAAAAAGTGCGAGGCGGAGATTGGAATATTCTAATGGATGGAGTTGAAACTATTAAAGATTTGGGCATACCAATAAATTTTCAGTTTGTGTTGCAGCGTGAAAATTATGCAGACCTACTAGGTTATAAAGAAATTGCAAACAAATATGGCGCATATTATGGGCTGCAGATGATTGACAAGCGTGATCATATGAGTGATGCATATTGGAATCATAATCGTATGGAAGATAATCCTGCTATTGATTATGCAGCAGTCAAGGAGTATCTAACGGTGTTGAAGAGTGACAGACGCTGTGGATTTGATGGTGGCACACAAGAATTGCTAAAGAAGTTATGCCCACCGCATTAAGAATAAGTTGCGCTCTTCATCATTGATGAATCCTATCAGCATACCGTGTTGTGACCACTTTGTCAATGATGCATTACACCATTGCTCAATATCCTTTGCATTACTAACCCACCAACTAACATCACTAATTACAAGTATACTTTTGTTCTTTATCAAATCAATAGCATAGATATCACTGGATATGGTTCTGATATCTTGTAGTGATGCTTTGTGAGCAATAATAAAACGTGGTGACATCAAAGACCTGCTTGTGTCAATATATGCTTTGTCATTTCAGTATCAGCAGTATAATCGTGTAGTTTGCGTTGCCAAAATTCTGGATCAATCCAAGGCATAAGAAGTGTAACTTGTTCTTCGCTTAGCGTTCCAAGTTTATCAATGCCATTATCGCAGCAATAAATTGCCCAACAGCTTACACGACCATTAAGAATATGCTGCACAAAACGATTGGCACTTACCGCAGTAAAATATGTGGTAATATCATTTCCTGTTTCTTCGCTCCATTCTTGCATGGTTAAAATAGAACGTTCTAATGCATCGCTTGAACTTTCGCTGCGTAGTATACCATAAAGATATTCTTCATACACTTTATCTTTACACCAGTTATCGATCTTAATTTGTTTCTTTAGCACATAATCCATAAACTGATTAACATTGATTGCACTAATTGCCACACAATGTCGTCCAAACTTTACAAAAGCATTGTAGAAGTTATTGTTACAAAAATCTTCATAGGTTTTTAACTTAGCCGAACCTTGTGTAAGTTCATAAAACCGTAGCCAGGTTTGGAAACCAATAATGACTCCCTTTTCACCACGCTGTTGATCACGACGTTTAGGTTCACATTGATGAACTTGTAACGTACTTTCTCGCACAAATCCTTGCCCACAGTATTTGCATACGTGTTCACCAGGTTTGAATTCTTTTCTTGCTTCAATAGCTATTTTACGCAATTCGTCCATCTTGTAATTATAACAGTTTTTGTGCTGCAGGGGTAATATAATATTTCCACGATGTCAAATCAAATCCACGAATTACCTCTTCGTGAAGTGGAAGTTCACTTGGGTCATATGGCGGTGTAACTGTGCTAATTAGTTGATTATAATAATCAGGGTAACTTCCAAACCAAATCTTAGGTATAGCAATAAAACTCGTTACTTTGTAGATGAATATATGATGAGGATGATTATACTCACCTTTCTCATTGTGTGTTAGTATAATATCTGCGCCATCGCATACAGCACGTATCCACTTTTCTGCTGGTTCTGTGTCAAATCCAAGTTCATTACGTTCAACATATTCCCATGTATCGGGTAAACCAGCAAACATTGTTGAAATACCACGCTGTTTCCAAAATTGGGCTATCTCTGCTCCACGAGGATCGGTTCGTTGATAGGTAAGATAACATATCGTCCAATCCCAATCACGGTGTTCCATAATAAATTGGTAAGCAAAGATCGCACAATCATCTGGATGAGCAACCATACATACTGCTTTCATATGCGTTCCTTTACAAACTCGTCCCATGCTTTACGTTGATCGTAATCAAGAAGTTTATAAGCACGAGGATGCACACTTGCAGTAAGCGTATTTTCTTTATGAATTTTTTCCCACCATACATTAAAGTTAGACACATCATAATCGGCTAGATTAGCAACTTCAATTACTTGTTCACCAGTATACAAGTCATTAAAGTTTCCACGTTTGGTAACCCACGCACTATAACAAAGAAATTCAGTTATTCCATTTATGTGAAATTCACAATTGTTTTCAAACCACTTTATAAAATCTGGTTCTTCATAGACCATTTCTCGCATCGTTTTAACATCAGCAAGAAATGGCACACCAGCAGGACTTAACCAATCAATGCGTGGGATATCATAATGTTTTTTGAGATATTCAATACCACGATCCCAGTGGTTATGCGGAATATCCCAAATTGCAAATCGTGCACGGTTATACTGGTCAAATACTTCACTAATTTCAAATGGACGAATAAACCATGTCTTGGCATCAAGTATCATGCACCAATTGCTTTCTGCATGTGCAGTGCCAAGTATCTTACATACTTGCTGCGTATACCAACCTGACAAATGTGATGATGGATAATAACCAAATTCATTGCGATGAAATATGCGGACTTTATAACCAAGATCGCCATACCAACTTACGTCAATATCATCATGAGTTAGCGTGTCATCATTTAATATGACGTATATGTTTTGTATTTCATCAAGAAAATAATACGCAATACTGTATGCTTGATGTTCAAGCAAATGTAGTTCATCACGATAAACAACAGTTAGTAAGTCCATATTATTTTGTTATCTCATGTATTGTTCGTGCTTGTTGAAGAGCATCCATCACGCTTGGATTATGACTCTTAAACACTGGTCCCCATTCACGCCAGAACTTAACCAATTCCATCATTTCAATAGAGAACCTAATATCAATATTTTGACCGCCGTAAGTTTCTTGAATGTTAATAAACGCAACATCACCAGTGTTTGTAAAAGCACTTTTAAGCGTCATTTCATTGCCTCTTTGATTTCTTTATCATTCCAACCAAGTTCCACCAACATTGCCTTAAATTCAGGATCAGGGATGCTTGCTGCCATCAGTTCACAATCATCAAGTTTATATTCAGGATATAATTTGGCAATAATATCCGCACGTTTATTCTTTGACTTACGTGCAGAAAACGCCATCCACTCATGACGATGCTTGCCCATGTTAGGAGAGACAGTAGTCAGCAATAACCATTGCAGTTTAGGATGTTTGCCAAGATCAAAGAAACGCTTATTAACACGTTCATTCATTGCTTGCAGATAATACTGCTGCAACATAGGCTCACCCGTTACAGCACTGCCCCAACGCAACATAAGATAGGTAGAGAACTTCTTGCGTTCTTCATCGGTAAGTTCATCATAGAAGGCACGGTTCTTGGTATCTAACTGTGCCATCTCATAACCAATGTCAAGTTTATTAACCAAGGATTACTCCTCTCCACTCACCTGATGCAGTTGGTGAAAATATGCCAGAGATGCTGTCATCATTTTTCTGCACTTCTTCACTCAACTCGTACATTACTAACAATTCGTCAGCAAGTTCTTTTAGTGTAGGATTGTTTTCAGTTGCACGAAGAATTGCCATCCACCTTGCGGGTCCAATGTGGGTACCACATTCGTCTGAATAACTTTTTGGTGGTGGTGCGTTTCCAATGCTCATAATAATATTATACTACACTATGTTTTGAATGTCAATCGTTTCCGATGCTCTACTAATTTCTTTAACAAAGTAAGCGCAAATTGGTTTTGGTCCGTCACTGATTGGGATACAAAGTAGCTGACCGTTCTTTAGTTTAGGGAAGTACCAGCGCACATCTTGATACACATCTTCAATTTCAATATTCATAAAGGCTGCACGGAATGAACTGATTGGATTAAATGTAAATGCTTGAAAACCACGGTCATTTAATTTTGTAAGTGGTAGTGCTTCTAAATCACCAATCTCTGCTTCACCAATAAGAATACGCCAATTATATGGCATCATAATTCGGTGTTCACCAATCTTTAACACAAGGGCAGGATCATTAAAACTTTCTAAAAATACTAATGGAAGAAAATAATAATCTGCTTCACTTGGGTTAGAATTATCTAATACACAGAATCGTAAATCATCTACTTGTTCTGGTAAATTATTCATCTCAAATACGGTATTGTCTACTGTTAGTATTCTCACTGTCTTTCCTTAACAAAATTATAATATAGTTCAGCGATAGCTTCTTGTCCCGCTGTACTTGTATGATAGCCAGGGTCTACCCCACCATGAGGATGGCTATCGCAAAACGCACCTAATGCAAACTGCGGTGGTGCAAAATACTTGTGAGTAAATTCGTGTGGAAAATCTTCATTCCAACTTTTATTTTTAATATAGGTATTCCATGGATTAAAAAGGAATGGAATTTTAAGGGCATCTAATTTCCATAATCCACCAAACAACACCCAATTATCTACTTGACGTTTCCAATGTGCATCGTAAAGAAATGCTGCGTAACCTTCCATTGCCATTCGTGTATGCTTATCTACTTTGGCAATGCGATAGTTGTGGTCGTAATTCTCAATCACACTAAACATAGTTTCAGCAATCATGCGATAAGGATGCGCATCACCATAGT